CAGAGAAAAGACTTGACAAACTATACGCAATCGTGTATAGTATTATAATAATGTAAATGTGAGGTGAGTTCTTGAAATTCTATACAAATGTCCAGCAATGGGGTAATAATATTCTAGTTCGTGGTGTTGACAAATATGGTCAACGTACTATGGAACGTCATAAAGATTTTTCACCTACTCTGTTTCTAGCATCACAAGAACCTACAGAGTATAAAACTCTTGATGGACAATATGTCGGTCCAGTAAACCCTGGAGGCATAAAAGAGAGTAAAGAATTCTTAGAGCGTTACAAAGAAGTCTCAAACTTCAAAGTATACGGTCAAACTCAATTTCAATATCAATGGATTTCTGACAACTTCTATGAACAGAATGACATTGATTTTGATACTAGTCAAATCTCAATTCTTTCACTTGATATTGAAACATCCACTGAGTATGGGTTTCCAAACATCGAAACTGCTAATGAGCAAATTCTACTCATCACAGTAAGAAACAGTCTGACTGGTTTGTATACCACATGGGGTCTTAATCCTTATGATAACAAGCGTGATGATGTAGACTATAGATACTTTGAATCCGAACATAATATGTTGCGTGACTTCATTCGATATCTAGAAGAAGTAAAACCTGATGTATTGACTGGTTGGAATTCTAAGTTCTTTGATATTCCATACATTGTAAATCGTATTGACAGATTGCTTGGTGATGACCAAGTTCGTTATCTATCACCTTGGAAGATTGTCAAAGGTGGTAAGGTGACTATTCAAGGTCGCGAACAACAGTACTATGATATCTTTGGTCTTGCTGGTCTAGATTATCTTGACCTGTTTCGTAAGTACCGCGGTATTGGTTATGAGAGTTTCAAACTTGACTTCATTGCTAATGCTGAACTTGGCGCAGAGAAACTTAATCATGATGAGTTCGAAAACTTCAAAGACTTCTACACAAGAGACTGGCAAAAGTTCGTAGATTACAATATTCGTGACGTTGAACTCGTAGCACAACTTGAAGACAAACTTGGTCTTATTGATTTGTGTTTGACGATGGCATATGACTTTCGCGTGAACTATGAAGATGTATTCTCACAAGTTCGCTGTTGGGATATGCTCATCTATAATCACTTGCGTAAGCGTGGTGTTGTGATTCCGCCTAAGAGATTAGGTATGAAGTCTGATGGTTATGCTGGTGCGTATGTGAAAGACCCTGTGATTGGACAACATGAGTGGGTCATGTCGTTTGACTTGAATTCTCTATATCCACATTTGATTATGCAGTACAATATCTCTCCTGACACTATTGTTGAGAAGAGTGTGCATGTTTCTGTTGACGACCTGCTTGCAAAGAAAGAAATCGATACTGAAGGTTATTGCATGGCGGCGAATGGTCAATTCTTTAGAAAAGACTTTCAAGGTTTTCTTCCTGCTATGATGGAAGAGATTTACGAAGGTCGAACATTCTATAAGAAGAAGATGCTTGAAGCAGAACAAGAATATGAGATTACGAAGAAACCTGAGTTGCAGAAAGTTATTGCAAGAAATCATAACATTCAGTTAGCAAAGAAGATTGCTCTCAACTCTGCTTATGGTGCTTTGGGTAATCAGTACTTTAGATATTTCGATATTCGACAAGCAGAAGGCATCACACTTTCTGGTCAGTTGTCTATTCGTTGGATTGAGAATGCTATTAATAAGTACTTTAATAACTTGCTGAAAACTGATGGAGCGAACTATGTCATTGCAAGCGATACGGATTCGGTTTACATTAATCTTAGTGGACTGGTACAAAAAGTGTTTAATGAGGGAGAACCTCTATCGAAGGATCAAAGTCGTGAACTCACGCCTAAGATTGTTAGATTTCTTGATAGAGTGGGTTCCGAGAAGTTGGAACCGTTTATTGATAAGAGTTATCAAGACCTTGCTTCTTATATGAATGCATATCAACAAAAGATGTTTATGAAGCGAGAGGTTATCGCTGACCGAGGCATCTGGACTGCTAAGAAAAGATACATTTTGAATGTGCATAATTCTGAGGGTGTTCAATATGCTGAACCAAAACTCAAGATTATGGGACTTGAGGTTGTCAAATCTTCAACACCTGCACCTGTTCGTCTGATGTTGAAAGAAGCAATCAAAGTTGTTGTGAATGGTTCGAATGATGACTTGATTGAATACATTGAAAAGTGTCGTGAAGAATTCAAAGCACTACCACCAGAAGACATTGCGTTTCCTCGCTCTGTGAATGGTGTGCAAAAGTATTCCGACAATATGAATGTATATGCAAAAGGTACACCGATCATCAGTTTCTTAAATACATTACCTCGCGAATTTGATTTACATCGATATATAGATTACGATTTACAATTTGAAAAGAGTTTTCTTGATCCACTGAAGTTTATTGCAGATAGTATTAAATGGCAGTTAGAAAAGTTTGCCACACTTGATGACTTTTTTAGTTGACATTAACAAGATAATAGTGTATAGTACATTAATACAATAGGAGATATTATGAATGATTTTTTAAAAGATATCGTTAAAGAAAGTAAGAACGAGTATGCTGGCATTGTCGCTGATGGAGTAGAAGCAGGAGACGTTTCAACTTTCATCGACACCGGGTCTTACATCTTTAACGCACTACTGAGTGGTAGTATCTATGGCGGTCTGCCTGCTAACAAGATTACAGCAATCGCTGGTGAATCCGCAACTGGAAAGACCTTCTTCGCTCTCGGTCTAGTCAAGTACTTCTTAGATACGAATCCTGATGCAGGTGTCGTATACTTTGAAACTGAAAGTGCATTGACTAAAGACATGATTGAAGAACGCGGTATCGATACAAATCGTATCGTCATGATGCCTGTGACTACTGTACAAGAGTTTCGCACACAAGGCATTAAAATTCTTGACAAGTACATCGAACAATCAGAAGCAGACCGTAAACCACTGATGTTTGTACTTGATAGTCTTGGTATGTTATCGACAACAAAAGAGATTGAAGATACTGCAGATGGTAAAGAGACTAGAGACATGACAAGGGCGCAGTTAACTAAAGCGGCATTTCGTGTTCTGACATTGAAACTAGGTAAAGCAAAAGTACCAATGATTGTTACTAATCACACATACGACCAGATGGGTACTATGTTTCCACAGAAAGTCATGGGTGGTGGGTCAGGTCTTCAGTACGCCGCATCAACAATTGTATTCTTATCTAAGAAGAAAGAGAAAGATGGTACAGAAGTCATTGGTAACATCATTCACTGTCGATTAAACAAGTCTCGCTTGACTAAAGAGAATTCTCTAGTTGATGTGTCACTACGCTACAAGGGTGGTCTATCACGCTACTACGGTCTATTAGAACTTGCTGAAGAAGCAGGTATCTTCAAGAAAGTAGCAACTCGTATCGAACTACCAGATGGGTCTAAGATGTATGGTAAGCAGATTTTAGATAATCCCGAGAAGTACTTTACTGAAGAAGTGATGACACAATTAGATGAATTTGCAAAAGGAAAGTTTAAGTATGGCGGTGAAGTTTAGTTACGTTGAGAGTGATAAACACATTGCAACTAAAATTGATGAAGGTAAGTATGCAGGTGTTCTATATCGTGTAGGTCGTATTCAGTTCGCAGAACCAGATGAAACTGGTCATAGAGCAATGCGATTTAAATATGAGTTGATTAAAGTACCTGAAGGAGTTGAAGTCAAAGATGACTTCACTTCTATTGTGGGTGATATTATTGTAGAACAAATTCAAGAAAAACTAGAAGAAGGTGAACTGATATATGCAAACGGCACGGATTGAGCAAACAATCTTATCTAATCTAATGACCAACGAACCTTTCATGAGAAAGGCGTTGCCATTTTTACACACAAAATACTTTCATGATAATTCAGAGAAAATGATTTTTACTGCTATCTCTGATTTTATTGCGAAGTACAATAAGATGCCGTCTGCAGAAGTTTTAACTATTGAGTTAAATGAACAACATAATATACCTGAACCAGAATTTAAATCTGCAGTTGAAGTTATTCATGCACTATCAAAGGAACAATCTGATACTGAATGGTTAACTGATGCAACCGAAAAGTTCTGTAAAGAGAAAGCAATCTACAATGCCGTTGCAGAGGGTATTCAGATAATTGAGGGAAAAGACAAAACGAGAAATCCAGATGCTCTTCCATCTCTTTTATCTGATGCCCTAGCAGTCTCATTTGATCCTCATGTTGGTCATGACTATTTCGAAATGTCTGATGAACGATATGATTTCTATCACACAAAAGAAGAGAAGATACCTTTCAATCTCAAGTACTTTGACTTGATTACAAAAGGTGGTCTACCAAGCAAAACACTTAATGTAGCACTAGCAGGAACGGGCGTTGGAAAATCCTTATTTATGTGCCATCTTGCCGCAAACTATATGATGCACAATAAGAATGTTTTGTACATTACTATGGAGATGGCAGAAGAGCGTATTGCAGAACGTATCGATGCTAATCTAATGCGTATGGATATTCAGACGCTAGAAGACTTACCGAAGACAATGTTTCAAAAGAAAATAGCGGCAGTGCAGAAAGAAACACACGGTAAGTTGATTATCAAAGAGTATCCTACTGCATCTGCACATGCTGGACATTTTGAGTCCTTACTAAGTGAACTTGCATTGAAGAAGAGTTTCAAACCAGATGCTATCTTTATTGATTACTTAAACATCTGCGCCTCATCTCGTTTCAAAGCAGGTTCAAACATTAACTCTTACACACTGATTAAATCTATTGCAGAAGAATTGCGTGGACTTGCAGTTAAGTTTAATG